GGACATGTGTTATAATTTCCTTTAAACGATTGTAGTTTAATAAATTTGGGTTTATTCATATTATGTGTTTTATAAAATATATAATTACCGTATTTTCCACTACGAATACTAATATCACTATTTATCGTGCGAATTATTGATTGATTTAATGATGTTTTATTTTCAATCAATGGAATTATATCATCTAGTGTAATTTCATCTAATTCTTTTTGTAACCCAGTAAGGGATTTTTTTTCATTGTCTCCCCATTCCACATAATTACCATATTTACCCTTTTTCAATATAACATCCTTTTTTTTATATTTTCCAATACACTTGTTTGACGATAATTGCGATTCGACAATATCGTCTAATTCATATTCTAGTTTTTTTAATTTTTCCATATCAATATCTTTTTTTACAGGCAAGAATGTAGTATTTCCGGCTACACTTCGTTTTATAACCGGTCCATATTTACCTATCATAAATACATGGTCATTGTCAATTTGAATCATCTCTTTATCTACTGTTTTTAATTCACTTGAACACTCTTCAATATCTTGCAAACATTCATTACATAATGTATGCCATATTTTGTTACCTTTGGCAATAATATCGAGGTCCATTTCCATACTTTTTGTATAAGTATAATCAAATAGTTTATCGAAATACTTTAATAAGAATTCTAGTACTAAGATACCAATTGGCTGTATTACCAATTTTCCTTTTTCATTACCAAATTCACGCTCATTTTCTATTTCAGTTAACTCATCTTTAATTAATTCATAATCAATACATTTTATTTTTTTTCCTTTTACATTCTCCTTTTTAACATATCCACGGTCTTGTATTTTTTCTATTAAACTTGAAAATGTAGATGGTCTACCTATTCCTTTTTCTTCCAACAATTGAACTAATTTTGCTTCAGTATAATGTGATTTTAAATCCTTGATACTAACTTTCGAAACAATCTTGTTATAATCCACTACAATATTTGCCTTTAATCCTTTGAGAAATTGAAATTCAGGATTTTCTTTGTCATATCCTTTTACTATTTTCCATCCAGGAAATTCGACCAACTCGCTATTATATTTGTATTCTTTTTCCATTGGTGCGCTAATTTTAGCACCGATTGATTGGTATAATGCAGGACTCATACAACTTTCAATCGTAGTTGACCAAATCATATAGTACATTCGTTTCTCTCTAGACGAATATTTATCGTCTATTTTTGTGACATTTACATCAGTTGGACGAATAGCTTCATGTGCTTCTTGTGCTGTACTTTCTTTGTCGGCCTTCTTTCCTTTGTTTTTTCCTTTATCCTTTTTTGGTTTTTCCACTTTTCTCTCTGTTAATCGATTCACATCCTCATGAAGATATTTATCGCCATAACTATCTTTGATATATTCACTTGCCTTCTCAATAAACTCCTTACTATATGTTGTACTATCTGTTCTCATATATGTGATATATCCCCCTTCATACAATTTTTGGCAAATAGACATGGTTTCTTTTGGAGAAATATTTAATTCGCTTGATGCTTTTTGTTGTAGCGAACTTGTAGTAAATGGAGTGGGTGGATTTTTTATTGTTTGTTTTGGCTTAGAACAATTATATACATGATCGTGTTCAGCAGAGTCTTCTAAGAATTTTTCCATAGTATTAATTTCAGTATTAAATCCAATAATTTCGAAATTATGGTTTAATGAAAATCCTAGATTCATTTGAGTAAAATAACCAGTTGTATTGTATACTTTTTTACCAGGCGATGCATCAATATCTTTTTGATTATCATATACAATTCTCAATGCTGGTGTTTGACATCGACCGGCTGAAAGACCAGTCGTTGTATTTCGTGAAACATGTTCCCATAAAATAGGACTAATCTTATATCCAACTATAACATCTAATATTTGTCTCGCTTGTTGAGCGTGAACCAAATCCATATTTAAAATGGTTGGTTGTTGAACTGCTTTTAAAATGGCATCTTTGGTAATTTCATGAAATATAATGCGTTTCGTAGTTAGTGGAAGATCGAATGTTTCAACGATGTGATAACCAATTGCTTCTCCTTCGCGGTCATCATCTGATGCTATGAGAACATCGGATGCATTTTTTATCATGGTACGCATCTTATTAATTTGTTGCGACTTTGAATCCATTAATTGGAAATTCGGTTTAAAATTATTATCGATATCAATATATTTTATTCCTGGTAGTTCTCGAATGTGTCCAAAACTGGCGATACATTTATATCCACTACCCAAATAAGACTCGATTTTGCCACATTTAGCTGGAGATTCTACTATTAATAGTGTATATGTCATACTATATAAGAAGGTTTCATATTTTTATATAGTATCAATTTTTGTATATATTTTTACGAACAGCATAACTACATGTTCATTATTGTCTATTTTGTTTTTTAAATTCATTCCATGATATATTCTCAACTGGTTTTTTTGTTTTAGTATCTTCAGAATCCTCGTTTAGTTTTTCAGCTTTTCTCAAAGCACTATCGATATATATCTGTTTTAACAATTTACCAACTTCAAATGAACCCTCGTGTTGATCAACAGCGCCTTCTTCTATAGAATGAAGTACATTTAGTAGGCGAAGTAAAATAGATAAATTTATCTCATCCTTTTTAACCTTATTAAAAATGTCAGTATAGTTATTAAATAAAAATGGACATTTATTTGTACATATGATATCAAAATCTGATGGATTCGATTTAGCCAATTCATGGTAATCTTTTTTTAATTGTAAAAGCACATCAACCTCGTCTTTTATTTTAATACTATGTTTGAGTGTGCGTATTTTATCAGTATTATTTTCACTATCATGTTCTTTGATCATCTTCTGTAGATTCAATCTCTCTAAATCGTTCATCTTTGTTTATACACATAAATAAAATTTTCGTTTTAAACTTTTTCTTACTATAATTTATATTATGAATAGTCCATTAGCTCCACATGAAGTTCATAAAATACATCAAGATGGAGGAGTACCTGCTGTATCAACTGAACCAATGTTAGAAGGTGCCTCTACTCCAGCACAAAATGCTTTAATTCATAGGCAAAATTCTATACAACAACAACAGAATTTAAATAATGGTAAACATAGTGGTGGTAAAAGAATGAAAAAAACAATGAAAAAAACTAAGAAAAGAATGAGAAAAATGAAAAAAATAAGAGGAGGTAACATTGCTAGTGCTGATACTGTTCAAGTTCCGTCGTTTCCACCAATGGGTGCCCAAGTATCCGGGGGCGATCAAACTAATACAAATATTAGTTCTAGAGCAATCGGAAATGTATTAACAGTTAAAGCTCAATCCCAATATGATTCAGTTTATGAACCAGTAACAAAAGATACTGGTGTACAATCTGGTGGAAGTGAACATTCAAGTAATGTAAGTTTAATTGTTAATGGACAACCATGGGGCTGTATGAGTGGTGGAGTTTATAAAAGAAAGAAAGGTAAGACGGCTTATAAAGGTAAGAAGTCAAAAAAGTCAAAGAAAGGTAAGAAATCAAAGAAAGGTAAGAAATCAAAGAAAAATAAGAAATCAAAGAAAAATTAAAAATAATAAACACAAAATAAGAGGAAATAAAATAACTATATAAAGTAATATGAAATCCAGTGATATTACTTTATCAATATTTATAGTTTTAGTTTTTATAGCAATGTATTTTTATAATATTTTAGCAGTTGGAATTAAAAATGTACAAGACAATTGGCCAGAATATAGATGTAATCCAATGGTCATGCCATTTGCTGGAACATTTGGTCATGATGCTGGGCAAAATTTTACATATTGTATTCAAACTATGCAGTCGGATTATATGGGTGTTTTATTACAACCAATTAATTATGCATTGTCAGTGACAAATTCAGCCACTGGTGGCATTATGAATTCAGTACAATCGATTAGAGAATTTATGAATCAATTACGAAATTCAATTACAAGTATCGTAGGGAGTATATTTGGTGTGTTTTTAAATATTTTAATTCAGTTTCAGTTTATAATTGTGAAAATAAAGGATACAATGAGTAAAATAATTGGTATTATGGCAACAATGATGTATATTTTACAGGGTTCAGTTATGACGATGCAATCATCCTGGAATGGTCCACCCGGAGATATGGTTAGATTTATGGGAAAACTACAGATATAAAATATGTATATATATTAATTACAAATGGATAATAATATAATAAATAAAGTAACTAATAATGTGACATCCGCAATAAATAATATATACGATAAAAGTGGATTTTTAGACAAATATGGTGGTTCATTATGGTTAACAATTATAATAATTATAGTGTTTTTCGTAGCTATATCATACTATCATATATATAATAATTTGCAACCAATCAAAGCTGATTGGATTAATCAAAGATGTAACCCAGGAGTAATACCATTTGCCGGGTTGATTAATCCACCAGATAATATGAGTGCATATGATTTCACAGCAGAAAATTTTAATTACTGTATTCAAAATATATTACAAGACATTGCCGGTGTGTTTTTAGCTCCTATACATTATTTAGTAAATTCAATAAACATAATAGTAGCTGGATTGAGTGAAGCAGTTCAGTCAATACGCAAAATGTCGGACAAAGTTCGAAATTCTGTATCTAGTGTTTCGAGTGAAATTATGAATCGTTCTATGAATATTATGATACCGCTACAAAAGATTATATTAAAAATAAAGGATTTATTAAGTAAATCACAAGGTGTAATGACAACTAGTGTATTTACACTGCTTGGTACTTATGATACATTGCGATCAGTAATTGGATCAATTGTAGGTATTGTTGTTGTATTGTTAATAAGTATAAGTGTGTTAGTTTATGAACTGTTTCTTATACCATTTGGTTTTGGTCTACCTATTGCGATTCCATTAGTTGTAATGTTTATTTTAATTGCAATACCTGGTATTATGGTATATATTATACAAGTAATGATTCTAAAAAAAATGGTAAGTCCAATACCAGGACTTTAGGAACGATTATACATATTGTATTTTCCATTCTTATTTTGAATACTAACTTTAGATAGATTTTAACTGATAATTATATTTTTATATAAGAATTATATATAATAATATGGAATTTAAATTATGCGGTTTAACAATGCGTGTCGAAGTGGTCGTTATATGTTTAATACTTGGCGCAATATTAGGATGCCATTTATTGTGTTCGTGTAGCCGTGTTGGTTTAATAGAGGGTATGCAAACTATTGGAGCATCAATAGATTATAAAATGGGCTCTGATATTACTAATAGTTGGACTACCAAAGCAACTCAATATGCCGATAAGATGGGTTATGCTGATTCTAAATCAAAACACTCACAATATCAAGGTACACATGTTCCTTTACCAGAAGGACAAATGTATATGTTTGCTGATAATCAATTCAAACCCGAATGTTGTCCATCAACCTATTCTTCTAGTACAGGATGTGCTTGTATGACACATGAACAAGTTAGTTATATTAACGAGCGTGGTGGTAATCGTACCATGGCCCCTGCTGAATATTAAGAAAATGAAAATTCACGACATAAAGAATCGACAAAATAAAAATAATATTTTATTAAATATTATAGAATATTATTCATCAAATGTTAGCTCACATATTTGACAATATCTAATTTTTATCATATTTTCGTCAACACCACTTTCTATATAATCTTCACACACTATGTGTTTACATATACATTTTAAATACCCGTTTATTTGGGACATAGTAGTAATGTTATTCAGTAAATGACTATCCAATATGGAAGTTATATTACTTGTTTCTTCATTATTATGGTTAATCGAGTTTTGAATATTAGTAACCATTGTTTCTTGTCTCATAATATCATATTTAAGATTCAATAAAAAAGGTACAGTATTACAATTTATTTCATTAACACAGTATTGATTTTTTATTTTTTTATTGCGACATTTACATAATCGCGATTGTAATTCGGAATGTGTATTATTATTCATATTTGGCATGTTATATAACAACAAGAAGTTTTTATTTGTTTATTTATTCATTCATACATACATGGTATTAAATAGATAACTTTTTGAGTCATCTAGTTTAATTAATTTTTTAACAATATCACTTGTCACTGTTAGTGGAAACTCAACCTTTAATGTCATTTCATTTTCAAATAGGTTTGATTCTGGCTTCATGAGGCGATAAAGGTTTAACTTGGTGTAAACAATTTCCAAACATCTCTTTAAATTTCTAACACCACTTTCACTATTAGTGTAATTTTCAACAATATAGTCGATCGTTTCATCTGGAATAATAATTTCTTCTGGTTTAAATTTTACTTGCTCTGCGATCCTAGGAATAAGGTAATCCTTGGAAATGATACGTTTATCCTTCTTTTCATATCCCTTGGTTTGAATCTTATACATCCTATCTAGTAAAATTGGATTCACCTTAGACTCGTCATTATAACTAAATATGAATAAACATTTGCTTAAATCAAAGTCAATCTCTGAAAAGTATTTATCATGAAATTGGTTATTTTGGGTAGTATCTGTTAAATGAGTTAGAATACCGGCAATTTCGTCACCCTTGGGTGTATCACTAATCTTGTCAAGTTCATCAAAGTAAATAACTGGGTTCATTGACTTTGTCTTTACAAGAATATCTACGATTTTACCCCAAGTACTTCCTTCGTATGTGTAACTATGTCCCTCTAGAAAGCTACTATCTGTTGCTCCACCTAGTGCAATAAACGCAAAATCGCGATTTAGAATTTGACTAATACCTTCCTTAACAAGAGTAGTTTTACCAGTACCCATGGGTCCCTTAATTGCGATAGCAGTTCCTATAGCTGATGGATTACTAATCCATTGACCAATCATTTGCATGATTTGTAACTTTGCATCATTGAGGCCATATACGGCTTTATCCAAAATTTCTTTAGATTTTGCCATATACTCGTGACATTGATCAATACCATCATCAATAGTTAGCGGTAGATGTCTATAACGATTAAATGGAATTTGCATGAATGTATCAACCCAATTCTTAATTTTATAATATTCACCATTGCCTGGTTCCATGTGACGAAGAGATGCAATTTTATTTAATGCAACCGATTTAAGATTAACTGGTATATTAGATTCTAACAATGTAAGACGATACGGCTTTTGAACAATATTGATTTTATTAATTTGTTCCACCTCATTTAGAACCTTCCTTTGTTCTTCAAACGACAAATTATCCTTGAAATATTTATAGTCATTCATTAAGTTTTTCTTATTCACTAAATCCTTAAATTTTCTTACATTCTTTCCCTTTTGTGTCTTCATTCTTTTCTCATATTCTTTTTTTGCCTTCTTTTCCTTTGCGTCAAGATCTTTTAATCCACTTATGGCTATTTTGTTATTAGAATCATTTTCCAAAATTCCTTCAAATGTTTTCCTGATTTGAGAAAATGTTTCCTGTTGTTTT